AGCACTTCGACACCCTCATGCGCTCTGCCCAGCAGGCGCGCACCCCCTCCCCCCAGCCAAAGGAGAAGTTCCACGTGGACACCCATGAGTACGTCACCCGCGAGGACAAGGCCGCGCGGGCAAGCGAGCTCGAAGAGGCGCTCAAGCGCCAGGCAACCGAGTACCCCGGCGTCCTGCCCGAAACGGCACAGGTGACGTGGGATCGCGACACCGCCGAGCTGACCGCCCTGCGCGCCGACATCAAGGCGTGGGACGAGCGCACGGCGCTCCTGCGCACCTTCTCCGCCGACCCCGGCCGCGTCGAGAGCGGGCCGACCGTGATCGTGCGCAAGACCGAGGCCGACATCTACAACCCCGAGCAGTACGGCCCAGGGCATGTTCGCTCGGTCGAGGAACGCCAGCAGAAGCTTCGCGACAACGCCAAGCGTTCGGTCGAGACATCGACGCTGGAGCACCCCGAGGCCGGCAAGCGTGACGCCGCGATCAAGGCCCACATGCAGTGGCTCCTCGACACGCGCGACACCGAGGAAGGCGAAATCGCCCAGCGCATGCTCAAGACCGGCAGCCCGGTCTACAAGCGGGCGTTCAACAAGCTCGTCAAGGGCATCCCCCTGACGCCCGAGGAGGAGCGCTACGCCGCGCTCCAGGTCGTCGGCACGACCACGACGGGTGGCTACGCCATCCCGTACACCTTCGACCCGACATTCATCCCGACCGGCGCCTGGACCAATATCAACCCGTTCCGGGTGGTCTGCCGGGTCGAGACGATCGCTGGCTCGAACAACTGGCAGGGCGTGTCAGTCGGCAACGTCCTGGCCGCCTACGACGCAGAGTCGGCGGCGACCACGGAAGGTGGCCCGACCTTCGCCCGGCCGTCGCTCACGGCGCAGCGCGTGTCGTCGTTCATCACCCTCTCGCGCGAGACGTTGCAGGACCGGCCCGACATCGGCTCGGAGCTGGCCGTGCTCATCGGCGAGGCCAAGGACACGCTCGAAGAGAACCAGTTCTCGATCGGCGTCGGCACGACGGTCTACCCGCAGGGCATGTTCGTGAAGAGCGTGTTCACGGTCAAGGAGACGATCACGAACGACACGTTCGCGGTCGCCGACCTCGACGCGACCGAGGCCGCGCTGCCGATCCGCCACCGCCGCGACGCGATCTGGATGCTCAGCCGTGCGGTCATCCGCATCTGCCAGGGCTTCGAAACCGCCTACGGCAAGTACTTCAACTCGACCCTCGGCTACCCGGCCGTGGGCGACCCGCAGAACAACCCCGGCGGCAACACCGGCCTCCAGCTGCTCGGCTACCCGGTCTGGGAGACGCCGTCAGCGCCGGCCACGGTGACCACCGACGACGCCGTCGTCGGCATCCTCGTCGCGCCGAAGAACTACATGGTGCTGGACCGCCTCGGCATGGATGTCGAGCTGGTCCCCAACATGTTCGACGCAACGACCGGCTTCCCGAACGGTGACCGCGGCCTGCTCGCCATCTGGCGCAACACAGCCCGCGCACTGAACGCCGACGCCGGCCGCCAGATCAACATCAACTAAGCCCACCAGTCCCCCGGTGGCGGGCCGAACGCGCCCGGCCCGCCACCCATCCATCCCGCTAGACGCATCGAAGCGAACAAGGAGAAAACAAGGTGGCATCAGTCGTAGCCCTCCAGTCATTCGTCGGCAGGCTCGCCAAAGACGAGCTAGGCCCGGCGCCGAAGAACAAGCAGGGCGATGTCAAAGGCCCGCGCCCGGTGGTCAAGGAAGGCCGCAAGGTCGAAGTCCAAAAGGGCCAGATGTTCGAGAGCAATCATCCCGTCGTCAAGGCTTTCCCGGCGATGTTCGGCGAGGCTGACAGCCTGCCGCGGCCGGTCGTAGAGCAGGCGACAGCAGCACCAGGTGAAAGGCGGCAACGATGAGTTTCCGAGCGACCAACATTGCCGCCACCACGGCGGCCGTGACCAACCGGCTCGTGACGACGGTCGACATGAAAGTCGGCACCTACACGCTCGCCAACGCCTCGGCGGTGTGGCAGGGCGGCTTCCTCGTCACCGCCACGGTGACGGCGGTCGACACGGCCGACACGATGGGCACGCTCGCCGTCGTCGGCAAGGACCTGCACGGCAACGCCCTGAGCGAAACGCTGACGCCCGTTGCCGGCGAGACGGTGACGGGGACCTCGGTGTTCAAGTCCATCACCTCGATAACCGGCGCAGGGTGGATCATCGACGCCGTCGAGGGCAACGAGGACACCATCGTCATCGGCGTCGCCGCAGGGTCGTACATGGCCGTCGGCGCCGGCCTGCTCCATTCGGTCGTCGTCAACAACACCGTCGCCGCCGCGATCGTGCTCTCTGACAAGGCCGGCACGCTGTTCACCATCCCGGCATCACAGGCGGCCGGCACGGAGTACCTGTACGACGTGCCGTGGGTCGGCTGGCTCAAGATGGCGACGACCAGCACCAACGACGTGACGGCCATTCACACACCGGGCGTGCCTGCCACGTATGCGATGAGCTAGGGCCATGCCCACGGCCATCGGCGCCTACGCCACAACCTCATCGCTCAAGCAGCTCATCGGCAAGACCGACAGCAACGACGACACGCTCATCGGCCTGATCTGCGATCGGGTCAACGCCGAAATCGAGCGCATCACGCAGCGTGTCGTCGCGCCGGTCAGTTCGGCGACCTTCACCCTCGACGGCGACGGCAGCGACCGCTTCTTCTTCCCGCGCGGCGTGCGCGCCATCACCGCGCTCGAGTACGCCAGCTCGACCGGCGGCAGCTACACCGCCTGGACGACCACGCACTACGTGGTGCGGCCGGTCGACCACGAGCGGACGCCGGGCTTCCCCGGCTTCTGGGTCGTGCTGACCGACATCGCCTCGCCACGCCGCTTCCCGGTCGGGTACGGCACGGTGCGCATGACCGCCACGACCGGCTGGGCGGCCATTCCCGACGACGTGACCCAACTCGCCCTCGTCATCGGCCAGCGCGTGTGGAACGCGCGCCAGGCCGGCCAGCAGCAGCTCATGGCGACCGACGAGATGGGCCGGCCCTACATCGCCCAGTTCTTCGACAGCCGTGACCGCTGGACGCTCAAGCAATACAGCCTGCCCGTGCTCGGATGATCGAGTGCGGCTGGTGCGGTGCGGCAACAAAACCGGGCGCGTGCTCGACCTGCGGGCGCGACCCGGCCCTGCCCTGGCAGCAGCGGGCGCAGGACCCGCCGGGGTTTACTGCGCGTGACGCGGGCCGGCCGAACCTCGACGCCAGCCAGGTCAGACAGCGCATCCGTATCGCGCGCAAGGAGCACCCCGACGCGACCAACGCCGAGCTCGCCGAGTACCTCGGCATCAGCGCGCGGACTCTCGGGCGTTGGCAGATGTTGGCTGACTCGGGACAGTAAATGTCCGTTTTGCGCGCTATTAGTGCCGATGCGCCGGTCTGAGGATTAGGCCGTGGCATCCATGCGCTCATCGGTTGACGTGGACTTCTCCGGCCCGTTCTTCAAGGCCGACATCGACAAGACGCTGCTCGAGAACGTCCGCAAGATGATGGAGGGCATAGCCGAGGAAGGCGAACCGGCGGCCGAGGAGGGTCTGCTGACCGGCGCCACGCGGCGCGCTCTCGTCAGCGGGACCGGCGATCGCGTTGCCGACCATGTCGTCGGGCGCACCGAATCGCTGACCGGCAAGGAGTGGATGACCGCCGCCGTGGTCAGTGTCAACAGGGCCGGCCTCGACCAGCGGCAGGCAATCTCGCTGATGGCCGCCGCCTCGTCGGTTGAGCGCCGCACGCGCGCCATCAGCCGAGTGACCCGCCAGCTACGCGCAGCCCGCGCCGTATTGCGGGCCAACCTCACCGAGGGCCTGGAATGACCCTGACTGCCTGCCTGGACGCCCTACAGGTTCATGCCCTCGCTGCCGCCGGCACGGCCGACGCCACCGGCACTTTCGTTGACGTGGCCGTGGGCTTCCCGGTCGCCAAGGGCCGGTCGGTGCGCGTGTTCTACGACGGTGAGCGGGACTCGGTCTACTTCGGCGAAGGCTCGCTCAACAGCCAGCACGTCGCCCAGACGATCGTGGTGCGGGCGATGTGGCCCGAGCCGACCGATGCCGCCTCGGACACGCGGACCATGCAAATCCAGATGGGCGCGTTCGCGGCGTCGTTCCGCACGCGCGTCGACGGCGACTTCACGCTCGGCGGTGGCTGCACCGCGCTCAAGATGCTGCCCGCGCCGGCCGGACTCCAGCTCGTCGGGCAGACGAAATACGCCGTGCTCGATTGGGAAATCGGGCTGGACCTCGATGACTACACCTACGCACCCTGAGGTAAGGCATGGCTAAGCGATCGGGTATCGGTGCCTCATTCTTCGTAGACGAGATCGACCTGTCCGGCGACGTCGGCGCCATCACCAGCGCCGAAACGATGCGCAATGAGCAGGACGTCACCGGCATCAACAAGTCCGCGGTTGAGCGCATCCTGACGCTGCGCGACGGCACGATGAGCTTCGCCTCCTTCTGGAACACCGCCACCGACCAGGCAGTGCTCACGCTCCAGACGATGCCGCGCACGGATCGCATCTGCACGCTGATGCTCAGCTCGTCGCTCGGTGACGCCGCCGCGTCGATACAGGGCAAGCAGATCAACTACCCCATCACCCGCGCGCAGGATGGCTCGCTGGCGGCCACGAACGACGTGAAGGCGAACGGCCTGGGCATGGGCCTCGAGTGGGGCGAGATGCTGACCACCGGCAAGGAGACGTTCGCGTCAGGCACGCTCGACACGACCGCCATCGACCTGGGCGCCGTGTCGACGCTGTTCGGCATGGCCGCCTATCTGCACGTCTTCTCCCTTGGCTCGGGCGAGCCGACCGTGACCGTGCAGGACTCGGCCAACAACATCGCGTTCGCGGCCATAACCGGCGGCGCGTTCACGTCGGTGACGGCCGCCACCAGCGAACGCATCCAGACATCGGCCACCGCGACCATCCGGCGCTACGTGCGCATCGAGGTCGACGGCACTTACACGGACCTCGTAGCGGCGGTGAACTTCGTCCGCTACACCGAATCAGTCGTAGCGTAGAAAGGATCGAGCAATGGCCAAGGTCAGCGGTCTACCGACCGCAATCACCGTCGCGGGGAACGTCATCACCAACGACGTGACCAGCATCAACATCGACACGCCCTACGGCGAGCAGGACGTGACCGGCCTGGACAAAAGCGCAATGGAGCGCATCCTGCTGCTGGCCGACTACAGCGGAACGATGAGCGGCGTGTTCAATACCGCCGCCAGCATGAGCCACGCCACGCTCAAGACGCCCGGGTCGAAGTCGCTCGTCATCGGCTACCCCGGCGCCACCCTCACGGCCACGGTCAACACGACCAACTACGCCGTCAGTCGCGCGCAGGACGGCTCGCTCACGTGGAGCGTCAACTTCAACCTGAACTCCGGCACCGCCGCCGCCTGGACGTAAGCGCCGCCGATGTGGCGGCTGCCCGGTGACCGCACCACGCTCGACCTCGATGGCCCCAGCGTCGAGGTCGAGCCACTGCATTCCTGGCACATCGCCGACGAGTGTAAGTCGTACTGGGCGGCGTTCATGGCAGCCACCAAGGCAGAGGACGAACGCCGGGCACTGAACGCCCTCTACACGACCTTCGTGGCTGAGGCGCTGCCCTCGTGGGACATCGCCGACCACCGCGGGCCGATCCCGGCCACCGCGGCCGGCATGACCCGCCTGCCGCTGCCGCTGGTGGACAGCATCATCGGCCAGTGGCTGCAGACGCTCAACGCCAAGCCTGAGCGCGAGGCCATCGCAGGGCTGCACGTCGTGGAGTCGGATGCGCCGACCGCCGTGGACGCGCTCATCCCGCCGGGCCCCGCCAACCGTGAAATCAAGCGCCGCCTGCGCGCGGCGAAGAAGGCTGCCTGATGGCTAACAGCGTCACCATCCGCACGTCCGCGCCGAACGCCAAGCAGACCGCAGCCGACATCAAGGGCATCGGCACGGCGGCCCAGAGTGCCAAGGGCCAGCTCAGCGGCTTCCAGGTCGGCCTCGGCGCAGCCTTCGGCATCAGCACCATCGGGCTGATCGGTCGGGCCTCCGGCGCCGTCACCGACTTCATGGGCGACTCAATCGAGGCGTTCAAGGAGCAGGAGGTCGCCACCGCCAAGCTCACGACCTCGCTCGACGCCAACGTCACGGGATGGCAGGGCTACTCGACCGAAATCAAGGAAGCCACCGACAAGACGCGCGAACTCGGCTTTCAGGATGACGAGTTTGAGCTGAGTCTGGCGCGCGTGGTCGCCGCCACGGGCGATGTCACGTCGGCGCTCAAGATCATGCACACCGCGCAAGACCTCGCGCGGCTCAAGGGCATCAGCCTCGAGGCGGCCTCCACCGCGCTCATCAAGGTCGAAGGCGGGCGCTACCGGCTGCTGGGTGAGCTTGGCATCGAGGTCAAGGAGTTCGCCAGCAGCGAGGAAGCACTGGCGGAAGTGCAGAAAGTGGCGACTGGGCAGGCCATCGCCTACTCGCAGACCTACGCGGGCCAACTGGACAAGACGAACGCCAAGCTGGACGAGCAGCAGGAGATCGTCGGCGCGAAACTCGCCCCGGCACAACTGAAGTTCAACGAGGCGCTGGCCGAGGGCGTGACCGTCACGATGGGCGCGTTTGACGCGCTCGAACTGCTGCATCAGAAGACCACCAACACCGAGCCGATGGCGAACATGCGCGACGGCCTGAAGGCGGTCGGCGAGACGTTGGTGGACACCGCCGACGATACCGACTACTTCCGCCGGCACTGGGTCACCAACATAGACGACGGGCTCGACCACACGAAGGAAAAAATCGTCAACACCGCGCCGGAAATCCGCGCCGCGTCGGAGAAACTTTGGCAAGGCATCACGGACGAGCTCGAGAAGGCGACGGCACAGGCTGAGCGCGAGGGGGCGAACCTGCCGGGCACCGTGGCTGATGCCATCGAGGGCAACAAGGACTTCGTCGAGGACGCGATGAAGGACTTGACATACATCATGACCCACGAGGAGGAGCGTCAGGCCGAGCTCGCACGCATCGCGGGTGAACTGACAGGCGCCATGCTCGCTGAGGGGCTCAACTCGAGCGACCCTGCTCTTCGCGGCGCCGCGATCGCCACCCGCAACATCCTCATCGACCAATGGGAGCTGCTGGCGGGTCGGGCGTTCACGTGGGGCCAGATCGCCGCCAACGCCTTTGTCGAGGGCTACAAAGACCGACTGCGGCGCGCTTCCTTGGATCGCATCCTGCGGAACATCGCCAACCCCGGCCCGACCAGCGGCGGCAACCGCCAGCATGGCGGGCCGGTCCAGGCCGGTCAGTCGTACATCGTCGGTGAGAAGCAGCCCGAGCTATTCGTGCCCAATCAGAACGGGCGCATCCTGCCATCCGTGCCCACGGCTTCGCCCTCGGCATGGGGTGGCGGCGGGATCACGATCAACATCAACGGCAGCTACATGGGCCCCGCCGGCCTGCGTGCGCTGCACGCTGACATTGAGCAGGCCGTGCGCCAGGGTGTGAGAGGCGCGGGCTGGCAGGTAGCGCGCTAGGTGGGCGTCTGGCGGGTCATCAACGTCACGCAGGCCAACGCCAACAAGACCGGCGACGTGATGCTCGAAACGGTGTCGCTGACCAATCAGCAGCCGTGCGAGCTGGCGACGGCCGTCTTCTCCTGCACCGCCGACGCCTTTGATGAGGGCGACGAATACAAGTTCGAGTTCGCCGACGACAACACCAACTACGTCACCGTCAGCGCGGGGGACATCAGCGTCAAGACGCTGACCCAGTTCGAGGGCAACACGCCCTTCTGGGAGTACCAGGGCCGCGACTTCACGGCGCGGCTGGACGACACGATCATCACGGCGGCGCGGAACACGACCGAGGACCCGAACGACCGCATCACCTGGATATTCAGCCAGGGCGAGGACTTCGGCATCACGACCGGCGGCGTGGCTGCCTTCGGTGGCACGGTAGGCCCGTTCGACTACAGCGGCCTGAGCCGGCGCGAGGCGCTGGCGCAGGTGGCGGGCCTGCTGGCGGCGGTGTTCTACGTCGACTTCGACAAGGAACTGCAGTTCTACAACGCCGACCTGAACATCCCAGCCGCGTTCGACCTCGACGTGGATGCGCCGTCAGCGCCGGACTCCTACTCGTTCCGCGACTTCAACCTCGACTACGACCGAACCGACGCCGACATCGACGCCGTGTGGGTGCAGGGCGACGGGACCAACGCCTGGGTGCCGGCTGAGCCCACCAGCGGCCAGCGCGCACGCAGCCTACAGGCCAACGACACGAAACTGCTGGCCGACCTCACCTTCCTCGGCGAAGTGGAACTCGAGCGCATCGGTGCGGTGGCGCAGTCGGGTCGGCTGGTCACGTTCCGCGCCGGCCTGCTGCCGGGCACCACTGTCAACATCACCGACCCGGCCCACGCTGACCTGTCGGCCGGCGTGGACTTCATCATCAACAGCACCACCGTCACGCCCTTCCCGCCATCCGCCGCCGACTACACCTGGGGCTACCGCTGCGACGTGCGCTTCTCCGATCGGCTGGCGTGCATCCCGCGCCGTGACGTGTCACGCCAGACGCAGACGGTGAAGGACTGTACCGACTGCACGCGCACCGTCGCCATCCTGCCCTCGGGCATGGACGAGAACATCAGCCTGGCCGAAGGGCGCGGCCATATGTTCGCGTTCGATGGCGCCGACCTGGCTAAGTACGACTGCAGCGTCACCCTCGTCGCGGAGGCCACGCCCGGTAACCACGACCTGAACTACATCGACCACGAGCCGGTCTACGAGGCGCTGATGAACGGCGACGCGGCGCTGTACGTCGGCACGGTGGGCGCCTTCGGCGATGACCGCTGGACCATCTCGGCGGCCATCACCGCTGGCAAGGTCATGGACATCCGCAAGGCGTGGCTGGTCAACTTCACGCAGGCCCTCGTCACAGACACTTTCACCCGGACCACGACCAGCCCCGAACTCGGCACGACCGATACCGGCGAGGCATGGAAGGGTCCGAACAACATCGCCGATAACGACGCCGGAGCAGTCAGCGGTGGCGCCACCATCCGCGCCGACTCGGCCAACTTCGAGTACGTCGGCGGCACGGATGGCGAGAAAACGCTGCGAGGTTCGGGCAAGCCGTGGGACCAGGGAAACGCCTGCACGCTGCTGCTGACCGACCTGCGCTTTACCTTCGGCTCCAACGCTGACCGTATCTGCCAGTTCAGCTACCAGCTCGACGCCGAGGACACCTACTTCTCGATCAATCAGCGCGCGAGCGATGGCAAGTTCATTCTGGAAATTCAAACGGACACCGACGTTCAGCAGTCGGCCGCCGTCACCCTGACCACCGCCACCAACTACTCGGTACGCTGGGAGCGCGTGCCCTCTGCCGTGGGCGGCTACTCGCGCGCCCGCATCTGGGCCAGCGCCGGCAGCGAGCCGTCGACGTGGGACGTAGAGGCCGAGTCGGGCGACGAGTCGGGCGCCGGCTCGTGGACGGACGGCTTCTCGATCTACTGCGCCACCGCCTACACCGTAGAAATCTCACGCCTCGACATCATCGGCGGGGCCACGCTGGAACGGCGCGACATGACGGACGGCACCGAGGAGGCCGAGGCGACCCTCACCCGCGAGTCCTACAACCTGCGCCCGACGCCGAACCGCCAGCACGTCTTTCTCGACCAGGGCGACTGGAACAACAGCGACAACGCCGTGCTGGAACGTTACTCGCGGACGCCGGGCCTAGAGGACTCGGTGACAATGGACGGCTTCTACGTCGACATTCAGGACTGGGCCGTCGCCGACGACTACACCATCTATCTGCTGCAGGGCAATGTGCTGACCCGGTACGACAGCGACGGCACGGAGCTATGGGACTTGGATCTCAACGCCCTGTACGACTACCGCTGGCCGTCACGGGCGTCGTGGGGCAGCGCCACCGGCATCGGGCAGACCGTCCTCGCCTTCGCCGATGCCGTCTTCGTCTGCGGCTACGAAGGGCCGGCGGACTGGACGGACGGCAGCACGGGCGTCATCTACAAACTCGACCCCGAGTTCGGCGAACGCTTGGACCGGCGCGAGTTCACCACGACCGGCGGCAACGCGGGCAGCCAGGTTATCGGGATGGAGATGATGGGACCGTGCCTGTGGGCCTGCGGCGCGGCTGACGGCACCAGCTTCGAGGGCAACACCATCAGCGGTGTCAACGGCTGGATAGCGAAGATGCCCCGTGGGTAGCGAGAAGGCCGTCATCGTCGTCAAGACGAACGGCCAGAAGACGCGCGTTGCCGAACCTGTCGGGCTGACGACTCCCGTGCTGTCCGACGATGGCACCGAACCCTACTGGATCGACGGTGACGCCTTCGCGAGCGGCATGGCGGGCGGCACGTCGTTCCCCGGCGGGCCATCGTCGGGTGACCTGTTCTACCGCACCGACCTGCACCTGCAGTTCTTCTACGACGGCACGCGCTGGCTGACGCTCAGCCAATACACCGCCACCATCCGTCGCGTCGGCACCGTCGCCGAGCCGATGAGCGCGACGGGCAATCCAGGTGCCTGGCCGCTGCTGGAGAGCATCTGGGTCGAGGACTTCTTCGCCGAGTTCTTCGTCGCCAGCGGCGGCTCCGCGCTCAGCGGCTCCCACAAGTGGGTACTGACGCTGCGCATCCGCGACGCCGATGGGACGACCCTGACCGACATCGGCACGGTCAGTATTGACAGCGGCTCGAGCAACCTCTGGCGCGCCCTGGTCGACACTTCGGTCGACGCTGCCACGGCAGCGACCGACATCGGCCTCGTCGTGACCGCCACCAAGACCGGCACGCCCGGCGACCTGACCACCGAAATCGCGCGGATCAACTACCGGCTGATCGCGACCTAGGGCGGTTGATGACCGCGATGACGACGGCGTCGATGATGGCGCCCGCGAAGGCCCACAGGATGTCCGTCAGCAGCAGCAGCACGACGAAGGTGACGATGGGTAGGATGGCAACGATCGGGCTCATTCTGTGGATAACTCCCTGCTAATGCGTGACGAATAAGGTGGCACCGAACCCGCCGACTTTGGCCCGCCGACGTGCGCTCGGCCCTGGCAGCGGACCCGGCCAGGCTAATGACGGGCCGGCCCGGAGTGCTGCCGTCGTGACTGATATCGAGGCCATCGAAGCCGTGCTCATTGAAGCGGTGTACGACGCCCGGCGCCGGGCACGTCGTCAGCTTCTGGGCCTTGACCCTGTTCCCGTGCCCAGTCCGCGCGCTCTAGGGCTGCTGCGTCGGCGAGAGCAGCTTCGAGGCGTTCCTCGTCAGTCGTTGGCGGGTCGATGAACAGGGCCTCCGGCACGTCGTAGAAGCGCGCCAACCGGCGCAGTTCGCGGACGCTGATCGGCCGCTCGCCGTGTTCCCACTTGCTCACCGTCGAGCCGCTGCTGGCCGCCAGCCCGGCCGCCACGGCGGCGCTCTTTAGGCTCACCCCTCGCCTTTCACGGACGCGACGGAGCCAGTAGCCCAGGCGGCGAGCGTGCTGATCCTCCTCGCTGGTCACCCCGGCTGACGGTAGCCACCAGAGCATCACTTGGCCCGACAAAGGTTGTCGCCCTCGGCTTGACAAACTCTTGCTGACTTAGGTATGCTCCGGCAACAAAGGTTTGTCAACGCCACAGGGAGCGCAGCGGTGCCCGCAGTCAACACACCCGAGGCCATCGTCGGACGCAGCCTCAAGCTCGAGCGAGTCGGTGCGGGCGTGAAGTTGATCGACGTGGCTGCCCGCATCGGCGTATCGCCCGGTCATCTGTCACGCATTGAGTCGGGCGAGCGGCGGGCCGACTCCGAACTCATCAGCCGCATCCGCGAAGCAATCCAGGCGGCCGCGTGAGGCTCTACTTGCGCCCCACCGACCGGCTCATCGCCTATCCCGCGAACGAGGCTGCCGGGAAAAGCCGGCGTGGTGCATCGGCGCCGGCCCAGCCAGCCCGGCAGCCTCGTTCATTCCTTCGACCACTCCAGCAGCAGCAGCCCGCCGTTGACCTGCCGCTGCTGGAGCTGCCGAAGGGCAACGGTCACGAATTCGGTAGCCGGAGGCCGCACTAGCCGGCTGCCAGGGCAATAGCTGCGGGGAGGCCGCCCTGGGGGGCGGAAATGGCAGCAGACACCCGGCAGCCGGTGCGGTCTCAATCGAAGAGCAGGGGAACGAGGGAATGAAGGTCCTGACGGCCGACGAACGGCGCGAAGGTCTAGGTGCCACCGACATAGCGGCCATCGTCGGCGTGAGCAGCTACCGCTCGGCGATCGAGGTCTGGGCCGAGAAGACCGGCGAGGGACCCGCCCAAGAGCTGACCGGCCGCATGAGGATGGGCCAGCTGCTCGAGGACGCCATCGCCGACGCCTACACCGAGCAGACCGGCCGACGGCTGCAGCGATCGAGCGTCGTCTACCACCCGCAGTACCCGTTCCTGTACGCCCACCCGGACCGGCGCATCGTCGGCGAGCCGGGCCTCGTCGAGTTGAAGGCGACCAGCCACAGCCGCGACTACGACGACGGCGTCCCGCCGCGGGTGCTGGTGCAGTGCGCCTGGCAGATGGCCTGCACCGGCCGCCTGTTCGTCGACGTGGCCGTGCTGGCCGGCACGACGACCGGCATCGAGGTCGTCCGCGTCGACCGTGACCAGGGCCTGATCGACGACCTGACCGCCGAGGCGGTGCGCTTCTGGGCTGAGCACGTCCTGGCCAAGCAACCGCCGCCGGTCGACGGCACCGAGGCGTACCGCCGCTACCTGTCGACCCGCCATCCGAGGGACAACGGCGACGAGCTCGTCGCTACGCCCGAGCAGCAGCTGCTCGTCGCTGAGTACCGCCGCGCCAAGGACCAGCTGGCCGAGGCCGAAACGCACGAGCGGACGCTGAACAACCGGATTCGCGAAGCGATGGGTGAGGCCAGCCGGCTGCTCGCACCGGGCGCCACCGTCACGTTGCGCCAGGAGCAACCACGCACGCCCTGGAAGGACGTTGCCGAGCGCGTGGCCGAACAGTCCGAGCTTGACCTTGACCCGTTCATAGCGTCAGCCAAGGCGGGGTTAGAGGGTCCCCGCGTCCTGCGTGTCACTTGGAAGGGAGGAGCGTAATGGCTAGCGCCACGGCGCCCACGAAGGGCAACACCGAGACGGCCGTAGTGGTCAGGCCCGAGCAGGCCGCGCTCGCGGCGCTCGACCAGGAGCTGGAGCGTCGGCGCGCCGTCGTCGAGGCCTCGGCCTCGTCGCTCATCGACCCGACCCGGCTCAAGAGCGTCGTCCTGTCGGTGTTCACGCGCCGGCCCGAGCTCTGGGAGTGCGACCCGGTCACGATCGCCCGCGCCGTCGTTGAGGCGGGCAGCTACGGGCTGGAGCCGACCGGCGCCATCGGCGGCGCACATCTCGTGCCCTTCCGCAACAAGCGGACGGGCAAGAAGGAAGCGCAACTCATCATCGACTACCGCGGCTACGTGCAACTGGCACGGCGCTCGGGCGAGGTGAGCAAGGTCTGGGCCCGCGTGGTGCGCGAGAAGGACGAGTTCTACGTCGAGGCCGGCTCCGACGATCGCCTGCACCACCGGCCCTATCTCGGCCAGGACGACCCAGGCAACGTCACCCATGTCTACGCCTGCATCCAGTACCGCGACGGCTCGGAGCCACAATTCGACTGGGACACGCGGGCGTGGGTCGAGACCATCCGCGGCCGCTCGAAGTCACCCGGCGATGGCCCCTGGGTCACCGACTACAACGAAATGGCCAAGAAGTCGATCCTGCGCCGGCTGCTCAAGACGGCGCCGCTGACCGTCGAGGCGCGGCGCGCCATCGAGCTCGAGGAGCAGGACGAGGCCGAGGCCGCTCAGCATCGCCAGGGCCGAACGTCGGCCACCATCGCGCGCATCCACGATCGGCTCGGCGTGAGCAGCCCGCCCGCCGCGCCCGAGCCCGATGCCGGCGAAGCGGCGGCTTCCAATCAGCCGGCTCAGCAGTACGACGGGCAGGGCGACGACGCCTGGCACGCCGAGCAGGCCAAGCCTGATCTGTCGGTGCGTCAGGACGACGACCTGCAGGCCGGGATGGACCTGCTCAAATGATCCCGCGTCATCAGGCCCATCCGTTCGGCGAGGAGTGCGTAACCTGCCAGCCGCGCTGGCAGGACGCCCTCCCGCTGGTCGACTGGGATGACGGCACCTACCTACCCGCCGGCGGCCGGTGGGGGAAGCGGGCGCTGGCCGAGGGCTTTGCTCTCGCCGTGGTGGCGTGGGTCGTCCTGGTCGCGGTGCTGGGCGTCGCACGATGACCGACGTTGACCGCTGCCTGTACCCGGTCAAGGAGCACCACCAGCGGTTCACCTGTGGCCGTGCCGTCGTGGCCGTCTACATCGCCGCGGATGGCAAGTGGCTGCCGCGCTGCGCAACGCATGACGGGCCGGTCACGCAGGCTTACGCCCGCTCGAAGGGCATCGCCCGCGTCACCGTCGAAGAACTGGCGGGGGTGCCCGCATGAAGTACGGCACCGAGGCGTCACTCGCCATCGAGCGCGCCGTGCTGCGCGACCTGATGACGGGACCGGCGCGGATGGACGACCTCGCTCACTGGCTCAACGTGCCCCGCCGCGACGTAGAGCTGGCCGTGCAGGCGCTCCGGCTTGCCGGCGAGCCCATCGTCAGCGACGGCAACGGCCTGCGCTACAGCACCGATCCGGCCGAGGTGCGCGAGTGCGCGCAGCGGTTGCGCAGTCGACTGGCAACGCAGGCCGTGACCACGAGGGCGATGCTGCGAACGGCTCGGCGCATGGAACAGCCCAAAGAAATGGTGCTGGGACTCTGATGGCCGAGGGCTCCTTCGTCCGCGTTTTCCACGAGGACCTCGTCGCCAACTACGACGCGATCTGGTCCGACGATCGCTCGCTGGCCACCTGGCTGCGCCTGCTCGCCAGGGCCGACAAGCTCTGGCCCTCACCGGCCGAACTGCCGCAGGGTGTCAGTCGCACGGCGCTGCAGAAACTGGTCGACGCCGAGTTGGTCGACATCCTCCCCCACCACCGCTACCGGGTCCGCGGGCTCGATGCGCAGCGCAATGCGCAGAGCAATGCGGCCCGCAATGCGGCACGCATCAGGTGGGGCAATGCGGACGGCAATGCGACCGGCAATGCGAAATCGATGCCTACCAAACCATACATAGACCAGACAGAGATACGTGAAGGTGCTAGGACTACAGAACCGCGCGCGGGCAACGGCCATGCCCAATCGACGCACCCTTCTCGGCTAAAGCAGCCAACCGACGAGGAGCGGATCGCCGAGCTGCGCGTCACCCTCGACGAAACGAACGACCCCGACCTCCGGGCAGGCATCGAGTCGACGATCGAACGACTCGGAGGAACGGTGTGACTGAGCCGGTCTGCGTCCGTTGCCGCGAGCCCATCCCTGTGGGCAGCCTCGCCGAGCCGGTCGTGACGCGCAGCGGGATGCGTGCCCAGCACCCGGCCAACGTCGACGGCAAGGGCTGCCAGGTCATCGCCGACACCTACCCCGGCGGCCACCTGCGCTGGATGCTCGACCAGGCCGAGCACAACCCATTCCCCGCCGGCTTCCGTCGCTACCGCCAGACGGCGGCCGTCGAATGACGCTGCCCACCACGCCCGACCAGCAGCGCGCCATCGCAGCCGTCGACCGGGCCGTTGCCAAGTCCGGCTTCGCTCGGACCAGCCCGCAGCTCGAGCTCAACGAGCGCGGCTTCCAGCGGCAGGTGACCGACCTCGCTGCGCTGCTCGGCTGGGAGCACGTCCACTTCCGGCCGGCGCAGACGGCCAAGGGCTGGCGAACACCAGTGTCGGGCACGCTCGGAGCGGGTTTCGTCGACCTGGTCCTCGTCCGGGCGAAGGACCACCGGCTCATCTTCGCCGAGCTCAAGGCCGAGAAGGGTCGGCTGACCTACGAGCAGGACCGCGTCCTCGACGTGCTGCGCTCGCTGACGACCGACCAGTACGGCGCGCCTACTTCGATCGAGGTCCATGTCTGGCGCCCGTCCGACCTCGATGAAATCGCGGAGGTGCTGAGGTGAGCGACCAGCCCGACGTATCGGCGCTGATCGAGGCGCTGCTGACCGACGTTGAGCACTACGACGAGCGTGGACTAAGGCGAGGCGTGGGGCTACCGCCGCGAGAATGGTGGGCAGCCCGCCTCACCGCCATCGCTGACGCCGCCCGCGCCGACCGACGACACGATTGGGTGGGAAACACAGACAGCCTACTGGCTGGGCGCATAGGGCTCACGTATCACTGCACCCGCTGCGGCACCATCCGCGACGAAACCCGCGAGCCGAGCCATGAGTAAGCCGCAGACGCAGGCGGGCAAGGCGCTGCTCGACGCAGTGTTAGATGCTGCCGGTACCACTGGCCGCTGGCCCGAGTTAGTTGTCGCCATCGAGGTCGAGGCCCGCGAGGGCTACGTCCGCGTCACGCCCGAAACGCTGGCCGAGGCGCTATTCGATGCCCTGAACCGCTACCCATTCCCCCAATACGGCACCAAGCGCATCGCCGCCGCCATCCTCGCCGCCCTGGAGCGCGCGCCGTGAAGTGCGCCGTCGTCCTTGTGCTGCTGGCGATCGCGGCCTACGTGCTGCGCCACGGCCTGCCCTGGGACGACGACCGGATCGGCCTCCCGTGGGTCGATGGTGACTACGACGATGCCGGATGAGCGAGTACCTGACCTTGGAGCAGACGGCCGAGCTGCTGCACTGCTCGCTGGAGAGCCTGCGCGCCCGCTATCGCCGCGACGGCCTGCCGGTGATCCGCGTCAGCCGCAACCGCTACCTGGTCAGCCGTTCGGCCCTCGACGAGTGGCTCCTCGGCCGTACAGTTCGGTTTGGTGAGGAAGCGGATGGCGGGCGAGGGATCGGTCTACAAGCGCAGCAGCGATGGTCGGTGGGTGGCAACGCTGAGCCGCGGACCACGCGGCGCCAATCAGGTCAGGACCGTCTACCGGCGCACGAGGGCCGAGGCAAGGGTCGCCCTCGACGAACTGCGCGCCAGCTTCGGGCCGATCACGAGCCGGGAGAGCCTTTCCGGCTACCTCGAACGGTGGGTGAATGAGGCCCGCGACATACGGCCGACCACGCGCAGCGGCTATCGGGCAGCCATCGTGACCCACATCGCGCCGGCCATCGGCATGGTCCGCCTGAGCGACCTGTCACCGCTCCACGTCGAGCGGATGCTGGTCGGACTCCACGGCTCGGAAAAGACGAAGCGCAACGCCCACATCGTGCTCCGTCGCGCGCTCGGCCAGGCTGTCCGCGCGGGACTGGTCACGCGCAACGTTGCCAGCCGCGAGTTCGTCGATGCGCCGAAGGTCGTACTCGGTGAGCCAGACGTGCTCTCACCCGCCGAGGTCAAGGCGATGCTGGCGTCGCTCGTCGGCCACCCGCTCGAGGCGGCCGTGGTCGTTGCCCTCGGCACCGGGCTGCGCCAGGGCGAGCAGCTGGGGTTGGCGTGGGAGGACATCGACGGTGAGAGCCTGCGCGTTCGCAAGGAACTCGCCCGCGTCGATGGCCGCTATGAGCGCGTCGAGCCCAAGACGGCACGGAGCAAGCGTAGCGTGCCAATGGCGCCCGCAGTGCAGGACGCGTTCGCCGACCACCGCGCCCGCCTGGTCGCTGCCGGTTTCGTGCCGACTGCAACCGGCCCGGTATTCGTCAATGCCTCCGGCGGCCCGCTGAACGGCTCATGGCTGACCCATCGCTGGTACGACGTGCTGGCAGCGGCAGGTATCCGCCGCCGACCGTGGAAGATCCTGCGCGCCACCTTCGGTTCGCGCCTGTTCGCGGCGGGCGTCCCTGACCGCCGAATCGCGGACCTGATGGGCCACAGCCGGACGCACACCACGCACCGCCACTACATCGGCACGGCGGATGCCGCTGAGCTCGAAGCACTGAGGAGGGTCGTTGGTTGACACAAACGCTGACACAAACGAACCGCCGCCCACCTCGTGCCAGACCGGGCCACATCCCGGTGCATTGAGGGTGAAAGTGGCTCCGGCGGCAGGATTCGAACCTGCGACCAAGCGGTTAACAGCCGCGCGTCTTTGTGCGTGGAACGGGGCGTTTGACACAAACGCTGACACAAACCGATGCCGCGCCTAGCCATCCGCGACGAGCACGGCCTGTCCGTGCGCCAGCGCGAGGTCCTGACCGCCTACTGTCGGGCCGACACCGCCGAAGAGGCCGCCCAGAGCCTCGGCATCACCCCGGCGACGCTGCGCAACACGATGACTTCGGTGCGCTCGATCCTCGGCGTCACCAGCACCCGCCAGGCGGCCTACCGCGTCTGGGCGCCGCGATGAGCGTCCATGTTGTCGCCGCGGTCGACTTCATCGGCCACCGCCTGCGCTGGGGACCGGAGGTCAGCGAGGAGGATGCGCCGCTGACCTGCCGCTGTGGCTGGCAGGGCGTGGTGCGCGACTGGACCCAGCACCGCTTGAAGGCAGGCCAGAAGGCGGGCCGCCGGACGATGCCGGGTGAGCGCACCGGCCTGCCCTTCCGGCTCCACTTTCGCCCGCCTCAATGATGGGATTTCTGTCCCAATTCTGAGCGTGGAAAGCGAACATACGGCCGGTAACCCCTAGCACCACCAGCCGTAGCGAAGCAAATAATCGGAGCCGTGAACGACGGCCCGTCGCCCCGTCCGCGGAGCTTCTCCCTGCTCCTCCTCCTCCGCCTGGCCCCCTCCCAGGCAGCGCGGCATCGGTACGGCTGGCGGTTTGTGACGGGCTGCCAGCCTGCCGCGCAACCGTCAATCAGCAGCCCTGCGTATTGCCGGTGCTGACGAACAGGCGTTCGATTTGGAGGAATTGGATGCTGCCACACCGCGAAATGGTGACCGCTACGTCAGCTACCGTGAGTTCAACGAGGCACGCCGGGCCGACGAGCGCGAGCACAAGCGCGACCGCGAGATGCAACTGCTGTCGCTCGAGGAGCGCGTGATGGCCGCGCTCAACCAGCACGTCGCCGCGTCCGAGCGCGGTGCCAAGGCGCAGGACGACCGCATCCACCACCTCGCCGACGGCCTCGACAAGATCAACTCGCTGCTCGACCAGCAGCGCGGTGCGACCAACCTGCTCAAGTTCGTCGTCGGCGCCTCGCTGCTCGGCGCGATCGCCAGCGTCGGCAGCCTGTTCGCCGTCGCTGCCGCCCTGGGCGGTGGCCGGTGACCAAGATCGTGGGCAGCGACAACCTGGAGCCGGTCGACCCGCGCGTGGCGGCTGCCATGGCGCGCATCGTCGACGCCTTCTGCCGCGGCATCGACGCCCTTGCCCGTCCTGTCGCACCCGACCCGGCACCTGTGCCCGCGCCATCGCCGCGCTTCACCTTCGCCGAGTGGCTCGACATCAAGGTCTTGGCCGATCGCTACGACCGCTACGGCGGGGAGCCGTCATGACCTACGGCATTGAGCTTCCCCGTGTGGACCCACAACTACAGGGCGACCTCGGCGGTGCCATCCCGCCGACGCGCGGCAGCGACTGCAGCATCAAGACCATCCAGGGCCTTGTCCGCTGGGCGACACGTGGCGCGACGGTGCCCAAGGTGTCGGCCATACGGCAGGCCATCGGCGCACCAGCGGGCGGCATCACGCTCGCCCAGGTCAAGGCCGGCTACGCCGCCTATGGCGTCAACGCCGTGCGCCTGCTCAATGACGCCGAGCTCATCGCGGCACTGGCCGCCGGTCAGGCCGTCCACGTCTGCGTCAACTACGGCTGGGTCAACGACAACGCCGCCTACCTGTCAGGGCAGGACGACTTCCGCGGTGGCCACGGCCTGGCCGTCTATGGCCTGGAGAGCTTCGCGCCGCAGGCCAAGCGTTTCACCCAATGGCTCGATCCGCTGGGCGATGGCCGCCGGCCGGAACTGGCGAAGCAGGTAGTGACTGCCCGGCTGAGCGACGTGCAAGGTGCGATGGCCGCCTTCTCGTCGTTCGGCGCGGTCGCCGTGACGCAGATACCGGCGCCCGACTGCTCTGCCCTCGAGAAGCTGGCAATGGAGCGTGGTGACGCCATCGTCGCCGCGCAGAAGGTACTGGAGGAGGCACCGTGAGTGTTTGGGGCATTCAGTTGGCAATCGCGCAGTACGGGCCGTTCCCGATGCCAGCATTGGAGTGGAAGACCATGACCGACGAGCAGACACCCGACACCACCACTGAGGAAGACGAGGAAGTCGAGGAAGGCCAGCTACCCGAGGAGCCCGAGCCCGAGGCGCCCGAAGGGTGAACGCCGATACGCTCCGGTTGCTCTCGACCTATGTCATCGCCGCGATCGTCATCGCAGGCTCGTACCTGCTGCTGGTCATCCCCACGCCCGACATCAGCAGCGACGCCAAGCTGGCCCTTGTCACGGCCAACACGGGGCTGGTGCTGGGCTTCATCTTCAACCGCGAGAGCACGACCGCCGGCCAGCGCGCCGCTGAGCGCGCGGTTTCGCTCGGTGCCAACACCGCCGCACCGGCCAACCAGATGACGGTGACCGCGCCATGATCGAGCTCGCGCTGATCCTCGTTGCCGGGCTACTCGCTGCGGTGGCGCTTTTCAGGGGGAAGGGTCAGGACCTGACCGCATGGGCGGTCCTGTTCCTGGCAGCGGCCCTGTTGTGGAGCAGGCTGGGCGGCTGATGCTCCGGCCCTGTTCCAATTGCGGGCGCGCCGTGGGGGTGCTCTTTCGGGGGCGCTGTTCGGGGTGCCGTCAGACAACGGGGCAGAGGGGCTACGGTCAGGCGCACCGGGCGGAACGCGCTGCTGCACTGGAGGGCGCACGTTGTGAACTGTGCGGGTGCGGGGAGTCTTTGCAGCGGGACCACCGCGACCCCACGCTGCGTGGTCCCCTGCGTGAGTCAGCGGCCAACAAGCGCTGGTTGTGTGACTGCTCGAAGCATCGTTGCCACTCGCGTCATGGCGTGCGGCGCATGGGGGGGAGGGTAGTCGCGCAAACGACAGGCGGGGCGTTGCGGAC